CTATTTACTGGATTGGCACAAAAGTACCAATCCTTACAATCAACTGACGGCTACTGATGGCTAAGTCACTGACCGGCAACGTTTTTGTTGTCGGTCGCCCCAAAAAAACAAGGCAAGGCAACGGCCAGCATTCAAAGCCTTCTCACGGTCGAAAAAAGTATCGCGGGCAGGGCAAGTAGGCTGTTGTCGTTATAGTGGGCTGAGGAGGTGGATCATGGCCGTCAACCCTGGCTCTTACTCATTTGTCTTGCAGAGAGGTGCAGACTGGAGTGTTTTGCTGCAGTTCAAGGACAGCAACGACGATGCGGTTGACTTAAGTGGAGCGACAGTTGCCGCGCAGGCTTGGAATCAGCCAGGAACCAAAAAATACGCTGATTTTGGCATTGCATATACCAATCGCTCTAACGGGCAGACAACGATCAGTCTGACGAGCGCTCAGACGGCCACTTTCCCTGACAAGGCGTATTACGACGTGCTTGTCACAACAGCTGGAGGAATCAAAGAATATTACTTAGAAGGCGTTATTACCGTTGACGAGTCTTACACAAGATGACATCCGTAAACGTAACGACTCAAAAGAACACGGTCACTGTCTCGACCAGCGGCCAGCTGACGACAGTTACGGCAACAACAGCAGGGCCACAAGGTCCTCCGGGCGATTTTGAACTAGACCAAGCGTCTAAAGTAGATGGAAGCCTTATTTACTACGATGCAACCGCAGCTAGTTTTAAGGCTAACGCTGTCAACACGACATCAACGCTCACAGACGGGGGAAATTTTTAGACCCCGCAAGCATCACCCCCGCATTTTGAGCCATGACCATCAGGATCAAGCGACGCAGTTCTGGATCGAGCGCAGGCGCTCCTTCCACTCTTGAACAGGCTGAATTAGCCTATAACGAAAGTGATGCCGGCAATGGCATACTTTATATCGGCATCGGCACTGGCGGTTCTGGTGGTTCTGCTAGTTCGATTGTCGCGATTGGCGGTGATGGTGCGTATTGCACACTGAGTGGCACGCAGACCATTTCAGGTGCAAAAACCTTTAGCGGCACTGTTGCTCTTGGTGGCTCGGCTACTGCAACGACTCCTAGTGCCGGCGACAACGACACCAGCGTTGCGACGACTGCGTTTGTGCAGGGTGAAGGCTTTATCAAAGCCAACCAAACGATCACTCTGTCAGGTGACGTAAGTGGTTCTGGCACGACATCTATTACCGGCACTCTTGCCACTGTCAACAGTTCGCCTGGTACGACCTCTGGCGTAACTGTCAACGGCAAAGGTCTTGTCACTGCTATTGCAGCCCTGCAGGCATCAGACATCCCGTCTCTTGCTCACACCAAGATCTCTGATTTTGATGCTGGTGTACAGGCCAACACTCTTGATTCGTTAGCCAACCCAACTGGAGCGGTTGATCTTAATAGCCAGAGAATCACTAATCTGGCTGATCCGACCTCTGCACAAGATGCAGTAACAAAATCTTATGCGGACGCCCTGACTAGCGGCCTTGATGTCAAGGAGAGCGTCAAAGTTGCAACAACTGCAAACATCACATTGTCTGGTACTCAGACTATTGATGGCGTTGCAGTTTCTGCAGATGAGCGTGTGCTGGTCAAGAACCAAAGCACTGCTTCTCAAAACGGCATTTATGACTGCAAGGCTGGAGCTTGGTCGCGTTCTAGTGACTTTGACTCCAACACAGAAGTAACATCTGGCGCGTTCACATTTGTCGAGCAAGGCACTACTAACGCAGACGCCGGATTTGTATTAACAACTGATGGCAGCATCACTGTTGGCTCAACTTCGCTGAGCTTCACTCAGTTCTCTGGTGCTGGCGCAATTACCGCTGGTGACGGCCTACAGAAGAGCGGCGTTGAAATTAGTGCCGATGTCAAAGCTAATGGCGGTGTCGTCATTGAAAGCTCTGAGCTTGCCGTTGATCTCGGTGCTTCCAATATCACCGGCACTTTGGCTGTCAGTGATGGTGGAACGGGCGCCACTTCAGCCAGTGCGGCGCGTACCGCGTTGGGTGTTGCAATCGGTTCTGACGTCCAGGCATACGATGCCGAGTTGGCAGCTCTTGCTGGTCTGACATCTGCAGCCAACAAAGTTCCGTATTTCACAGGCAGTGGCAGCGCAGACGTTGCTGATCTGACTGCTTTTGCTCGCACACTGCTCGATGACGCTGATGCATCTGCCGCCAGAACAACTCTTGGAACGGCTATCGGCAGTGACGTTCAAGCCTATGACGCTGGTTTGGCCAGCATTGCAGGTCTGACGACTGCAGCTAACAAGCTGATCTACACGACAGGTAGCGACACTTATGCGGTAGCTGATCTGTCGGCATTCGCCCGCACCATCCTTGATGATGCAGACGCTGCAGCAGTTCGCAGCACCCTGGGCTTGGTGATTAACACCAATGTTCAGGCCTACAGCGCCGTAACGGCTGCCATTGCTGGACTGTCTAGCTCAGATGGCAATTTCATTGTTGGCAACGGCTCAACCTTCGTTGCTGAATCTGGCGCTACCGCTCGCACATCTCTGGGTCTTGGCTCTATCGCTACACAGGCTTCTGACAGTGTGTCCTTGACTGGAGGCACTATTTCTTCAGGAGTGACGATAGATGGTGGCACTTTTTAGTCTAAATTGATACAAGCCTGCTGGTCACTGATCAGCAGGTTTTCTTATGGACACTACTTCTAACTGTCCCGTGCCTGACGAAGGTAGCGTGGCCAAGGAAAACGTTAACTCTCTTCCAAATGATCAAGTCTCTGATTGTGAGTGGTGCCGTCGTTACGGCAGCTGCGCTGGCATCTCCTGTTTCCGCCGGCAGCGTCTATGTGAACCCTGAGTTCAACACCGCTGTTGGTAGCGACTCTGGCGTTGGTGGTGCGATCCTTGAGGGTCACATCGGCTATGAGTTCGATAATGGTGCTTACCTGCAGGTGGGTCCTGCGGCTTTATTCCCGGATGACGGCGAAATGGAAGACATCGAGATCAGCGGCAAAGCTGGTATCGGCAGCGGTCCTCTCTACGGAGAAGTCAGCTTCATTACTGGCGATGAAACCACTGTTGGCGTAAAGGTTGGCAGCAAGTTCAAGTTCTGAGCTAGTCTGAAAACGCAGAGCTGACCCCCTGTTCCTCACACCAGGGGGTTTTTTATTATGCAAAAGCTTTTCAACGTGCTGTCTGTCGCATCGTTCCTGATGTCGTCAGTGATGTTCGGCGGGACTTTGCTGCTGTACTCGCGTGTTCCTGGAATGATCACTAGGTACGTTGAGGGTATAACCGATGACTTGACTGACACAGTCACAGAGATCGTGCCTGGCAAGATCGAAGAGATGATGCCAGAGTTGCCAAAGAAAACAGGGCTTCCAATCCCGTTTGAATGAATCATCCAGTTCACTCACCAGCGCACTACAACAAAGGTCGCATCGAGGCGATTGAGGTTATCGAAGACGTTGTTGCTGGTGCGCCTGAGCCTGTTGTTGGTTACTTGATTGGACAAACGCTGAAATACATCTTGCGGGCTTGGTACAAAAGCGATGCTAGGCAAGACCTGCAAAAAGCAGCTTGGTACCTAGATCGTGCCATCATCAGGCTGGCTGACAAAAGCGAATAGTCGCAATGCCGGAAATACCTGAGATTGGCGTCAAAGCCGTTGCTATTCCAGAAATTCCAGAATGGCGTGCGATGCCGCCGCAGAGCATCCCAGAGGCTCCACCAATTACACTGCAAATCGGCTTTCCTGTTGCAAACATTCCAGGCTGCGTAGAAACAAGAACTTCGGCGGCCGGCGATAAAGAGATTTACAACACTGATCCAGAGGGAAATATCACGGTCTGTGGTGGTGAGATGCCGTCATACAAGCCGATTGATTACACGCCAGGAACACTGACGTATGGGACGGCAAAACCGCCTAACCCACCTGAGGAACCAGAGGCAAAGAAAGAAAAAAAGTCGGCTGGTGACTCAAGCCAGCCGACAGCCCCTCTTCCGTCAGGCAGTGGCATCCCTGACAACCTATTAGATAGCCAAGAGCTGCCATGTCCGCCACCCGACGCAATACCTATTGGTGCGAAAAACAAGAGTCAGACTGCAGTTGTGATTGGGTACAAGCGAGTTGATGGCAAATGCGAGACGATGTACGAGCAGTTGCCCGTACCTGCCATCGTCAGCAACTATCTTCCTGGTGCGCCTGTTGTCCTTACGACTGCGGCGATTGCGGCGACAGCAACGACGAGCGCAATCGTCGCAAAACCACTAGGCGACTATGTATTGAAACTGGTAAAGCCTACCGTTAAAAAGGTGATCAAAAAACTCAAGGAGAAGCTTGGGAAGAAGATTGTTCCTGAGTCTGTTGCTGAACGTCGGAAGTTTCAGAAGGCTCTTCGTAAATGACCTTGTGTGTATGGGGCGGTATGACGCCAGGTGGATTCTGCAGAATTACGTCAGCACAGATCTTGCTGTAAGGGCTGTTAGGGTGAAACGTGATGCCTTCTTTCATAAGCGAGGCACAGTTCTTAAGTCTTGCGATTTCGTAGTTAAGTCGTTTATCAGCCAGTTGGGCGTCGAGTAAAGCCACTTGCTTCTCAGCTGCTCTTCTACAGCTTCTGACGTGGGAACGGTCAAGCGGTATTGAAATCGTGGCTGTAATTCCGCCGTTGATCGAGTAATTTTCTTTCTCGCCCGTTCTGATTGGACGATAGTAAAGGACATTGCCCGGATTATCAGGCTGGCCATCGGGGATGGCATTACCCTCCGGATCTGTCGCGCCAACCAAATCGAGTTGGTCATAAACTGGTTCTTGGTAGTAACGCTCATAAGGATGCGCCCAGCTAGTAGTTGTACTTAGAAAAGGATTAATGTGAAGTGTCGCTCCCTGACAGGATATTCCCGAGTAATTGAACCCAAATGTGCGTGATGGCACAACTTGCACAGCTTGGTTCGTGACCGAACCAGAACTGTTGGCTACTGGAGCAGCAGTACTACTAACCTGAGCTT